TGAAATCACTAAGGACTACAAAAAGATTGTCCAGCCTGTTATTGACGATGCCAACGCGCTTGTCCCTACTGGCGTTCCTTTGTCTGGTATGGCGCGCAATTGGTCAACCCGATCAGGATTTAAGATGTTGCCGTGGGTGCCTGGCATGAAACAGAAGATTGCTGCCAAGATCAACACTCGAAATATCAAAGAATACGGCGGAAACAAAAGCAATGTTGGCACGTTCCTTATTCAATGGCAGGGCGCGACTGGCACTATGTTTGACACGTCCAAAGAAGGTGCATTGGGCCGTCAACTAACTGCACGCTATGGGGAGCGTTCGCGAGTAATGTGGAAAGCGTACGTGCAACGCGAAAATGATGTCATGTCCGAGATGGGTCAATTAGTTAAGCGCGTCATGGACGAAGCAAACAGAGAGACCGCGTAATGGCAATTAACATCCCGATTATCAGCGAGTTTGACGGCAAGGGCGTATCTAAGGCCATCAAGCAATTTAAACAACTTGAGACCACAGGTGAGAAAGCCCAGTTTGCGATCAAGAAGGCTGCCGTACCCGCAGCTGCGGCGCTCGCTGGTTTGGCTGTAGCCCTTGGTGATGCCACACGCGCTGCGATGGAAGATCAGCAGGAGCAGGCGGCGTTAGCGCTTACTTTGCAAAATGTGACTGGCGCGGGCGCTGCACAGACCGCACAGGTAGAAAAACAGATCAGCGCAATGAGTCGAGCGTCTGGTGTTGCTGACACCGAATATCGCAAAGCATTAGAAGCACTTGTGCGCGGTACTAAAGATGTTGGCATTGCCATGAACGACATGAACCTTGTCATGGACATCAGCACCGCAACAGGCATGGATTCTGCCAGCGTCGCTGACGCGCTTGCTAAGGCTTATCAGGGCAATTTTAAGGCGCTTCGATCATTAAGCCCAGAGATGTCAACCATGATCAAAGAAGGCGCAAGCCTCAACGAAGTCATGGACGTGCTCGGTGGAACCTTTGGCGGTGCCACAGCAAAGAACGCTGAGACCGCTGCCGGCAAGATGGCAATTCTCAAGAACTCCATTGGCGAAACCAAAGAGTCAATCGGCGCTGCCCTATTGCCTGTGCTTGAGGCTGTGCTCCCTGTGCTCAACAAGTTTGCTATGTGGGCTCAAGACAACCCGAAAGCATTCTTGGCTATCGCTGCCGCCATTGGTGCAGTCGCTGCCGCAATCGTTGTCACCAACATCGCCATGGCACTCAACCCGTTCAGCCTTATCGCTGCAGGCGTCGCATTGCTTGTGGTCGCTTTGGTAACCGCTTACAACAAGTTTGAGTGGTTTCGTGACGGCATTAACGCAATCGTCAACACCGTGATCGGCTTCTTTGCTGGCATGGTCAACGCTGCAATCGGCGCGGTCAACGCAATCATTAGTGCCTACAACTCAATTCCGCTGTTGCCAGACATTCCGAAAGCACCAACAATTCCCGTGCCACAACTCGGCGGTCAAGCACCGTCAGCTGTTGTTGCTAAGAAGATTCCACGTCTAGCCGAGGGTGGCATCGTCAGCTCCCCTACTCTTGCCCTTATTGGTGAATCAGGCCCAGAAGCCGTAGTGCCGTTAGACCGCATGAATACTGGCGGGGGAGTGACCATCAATGTCACAGGCGGACTTGCTACTAGTGCAGAGATCGGTGAGTCGGTCGTTAACGCTTTGCGCGCCTACTCGCGTAGCGCTGGGCCGTTGCAGTTACAGGTGGCGTGATGCCAGGCGTATCGGTCGTTGACTCTGGCAATTATGACTTACAGATCGCCACAGGGTTTCAGGTTGACGCGTTTGTTCTAGACGACACGCTTAAGGGCGTACTGGATAACACCGAATATGTGCTTGACGGAACCACCGAGTTTGCCAACGTCATGGATTCGACTGTAAGCATCAACGTGCGGCGCGGTCGCCGTGACGTAGGAGATCAATTCAGCGCTGGCACCATGACATTTACCATCCAAGATGTGGACGGAATCTTCAACCCATTTGACGAAAACAGCCCGTACTACGACACAGCCGAATCCAAGCCAGGTCTTGCCCCATTGCGCGCCGTGCAACTCATTCGATACAGCAACACCAACGTGCCCGAATCATTGTTTAGCGGTTATGTCGTCAACTACGACTACAACTTTGCGCTCGGCGGTCTTGACACCGTGACCGTGTATTGCGCTGACCAATTTTACCTGCTCGCGCAAACCTACCTAAACGAACTAAACGTCACAGCCGAAACATCAGGCGAACGCATAGAAACAGTCTTAGACCTACCAGAAGTAGATTTCCCTGCAGGCGCTCGAGACATCTCAACAGGTACCGTCAACCTTGGCCACGCCGCCGCATACACCGTGCCGGCAGGAACCAACGTGTTGCAATACATAACACAGATCAACGAAACCGCAGAGTTTGGTCGTTTGTTCATGTCACGGTCTGGTGTGCTTACATTCCAAAATCGCATAGGCAACACGCTTTCCGCATCGGTAGCCGATTTCCATGACGACGGCACAAACTACAAATACGACGGCGTGGGCATCAGTTTTGAGGCTGATTCCGTAATCAACAGATCGGTGCTCACAGCTCTTGATGGCAAAACGGCAACCGCAACCGATGCAGGTTCTATTGCTACATATTTCATTCAGACATCAAGCATTACAAACAGCCTGCTACACGAACAACCATCTATCGACACCGCAGCGTCCTATCTGCTTAACCCAGAGCCTGAAGCGCGCTACACGTCGGTGGCAACCAAGTTCCTAATGCTCACCACAGCCCAAAAAGACACCCTGGCAACCGTAGACATTGGTGACACAATAACCATACAAAAGACATTTCCAAGCGGTGCTGGCACAACCCAGTTGGCACAAGAGCTGTCGGTTGAGGGCATCGAGCATCGTCTGGATTTCAGCACAGGCCACAGCGTCCTGTACAGCACCGCGCCGACCACGATCGTGTTTGAGTTGATATTAAACGACGCCGTGTATGGCACACTTGACGAAGAGAATGTCTTAGGATAAGGAGCACTATGCCACTAACTACATACACCGCAGGCGAAGTTTTGACCGCGGCTTCATTGAATGCAAATTTTAGTTTTGCTGCCACAGCAGGCCCAACAATTGCTATTTTCAACGAAACCCAAGCCAACGGAACATCTGGCGGAACAGCAACTAGCGGATCATTTATCAAGCGAGTCTTGAACACGACCATTACTAATGGCATTACGGGTTGCAGTATTGCTTCTAGTGTCATCACATTGCCAGCGGGAACTTACATAGTTCAAGCGTATGCGCCATTTATTCAGACACTCGGCTCACAACTGAAATTTAGAAATACAACAGACAGCACAGACGCAATCGTTGGCACAGCATTGCTTATAAACACAACTGCGGGCGGTATGCCACAACTAACGGGCGCATTTACTATTGCAGGAAATAAAAATTTTGAGTTGCAGTACCGCGTAAACACCACAAAAACAACAGACGGTTTAGGCGGTGCAGAGTTTTTCGGTGTAGGCGAAATTTTCGCTTCAATTATGATTACAAAGACGGCATAACATGGCAACACCAACGAAACAACAAATTGACACACAAATTGGCAACGCGACACGCGAACTAGCGCCTAACACCACATGGAAATACAACATGCCAGGTGACGGGTATTACTGCCTTGAATGGTTAGATGACCCAACGCTTCAACCTACCGAAGCTGCAACAATGGCAAAAGCGACCGAACTGGCTATCGCCTACAACCAATGAAATGGCGCTACCTAATCGGCTATGGCGCGCTAATAGCAGTTGTTTTGTGGGGTTGCGCGGGATGTGGTTATGACGGGTCATATCGCTACCCATGCCAAAACCCAGCCAACTGGCAAAAGCCTGAATGCGAACCGCCGATCTGCAACCCGTCTGGAACATGCACAAGGGATTTGATCTATGAGACCACGCCTTAAACCCGAGGAGCTTCACGCTCGACTAATCGTTGTGGTTGGCATAGTCCTTGCCAGCGTGTTTGCCATCACCGTTATTGGCTTTGTGTATGCGCTGATGTTTGTCACCCAGCCGATAGACAAACAAGCACCTAATGACGCTGCCTTTATTGACCTACTATCTACCTTGACCGTGTTCATGACCGGCACGTTGTCAGGTCTAGTGGCCTCAAACGGACTAAAGTCAAAAGCGAAAGAAGGAGCCAAAGATGTTGAAGCCTAAAGACAAAGCCCTACTCGCCTCATACGGTCGCTCGGTCATCGCAGCGGTCATCGCGGTCTATTCAACAGGCAACACAAACCCAGCCGATCTAGGCAAAGCAGCGCTCGCCGCGCTTGTGCCAGTTCTCATTCGATATGTCAACCCTAAAGACCTGGCATTTGGTCGTGGCAATAGCCAAAGCTAAAGCAGGCGTGCCAGGTGCACGTGACTACA